CCGCCAGAATCACGCTCTTCCCTGCGCCCGTGGGCACCACCAGACACGGATTCCCCGAATCGTTCTCGCGGAACCATTCGTAGAGAAGATCGATAGCTTTTTGCTGATAGTCGCGCAGAATCATTGCAAAGCGGCTATTTCGCGAAGAACGCTCTCCGGAATGCGCCACAACCTCCCCGTGCGAACCCCGTACATCTCTCCCTTACGCAATCGCAAATACACCGTCATTTCATGCAGATTGAGATACTCCGCCGCTTCCTTCACGGTGTAGAGCTTGTCCGGCCTTTCCACCGGCCTCCCTCCGGTCAGCCCGCAGCGTTTCTCCGACTGCACCCATACCGCGCACGTCTCACGCAGACACTCCAGCCTCGACACCGGACACAGGACTTTCTTCATCGCTTCCCACCTCCCAACCAGCCAACCCAAGCAGCTCCTTCGACGAATGCACCGTCGCTCCCGGCAGTCCGTTTTTGACAACCTCTCCGTCGATCTCATACATCGCCGTCAGCCCATTGTCCGACGGAAGCCACTTCCACGGCACAAGATCGGGATGCAGCACATGCCCGTCGCAGCCGGTCCTTTGTGCGTCCACCGGAATCTCCTCGTTGCCGTACCGGGCGCAGAGCCACTTGCTATCCTCCGTCGGCGTGGAAAGCGCGCACGTGCGACAATTGATCTCCTTCGTCAGCTTCGACTCGAAACAGAATGTGTGCGCCGCGCAGAAGCGACATTGATACCATGTCGAATCCGTCGAAAGCGGCTCCGGCATACGCTCGCACAGCGTCAGTCGCCTTCCTCGCTCCACAAGAGCCTTCGCCGCCTCCTCGTCGTAGCGGACGCGCTCCGTGTAAATCTGGTCGTCGTCCTTGCAGACGGCGAAGTAGAGCGCGCGGTCGATGCCGGTTCCGTGCATATACAGCTGCATCTGACACCAGTGTTGCGGTTTCGCTTCCCGCACGCCCTTGTCGCACAAGTCCTTGAAGGATTTCGCCGAGTGCGTCTTGCACTCCAGAACGTGTCTCTTCGCCGGGGCCTCGGGAACGCCCTTCTCGATGATGCCGTCGATACTCCCGGAGACATGCGCTCCGAAGTCAACTCTCGATTGCTCCGCTCCGGTCGAATGAACCTCCATCCCGGCTGCGCGAAGGTCAGAGATAATCAATTCCTCTTCCCTCTGTCCGCGCCGGAAGAGGCGGAGCATACGTCCTTTGAACTTCTCTATCACCGCCCACCGAAACGTCAACCACAGCCAGCGGTCGCAAGGATGCCCCAGAAGGGACGCGCCCAGGTGCGGGCGCGGCCCCTCTTGATGCTTCTCATGCCACTCGTCGATTTTGGCGGCTACGGTGTGAATACTCTCCGGAATTTCCGCCATCGTATCGTCACTTCTTCCACGGAGCGCTTGCCGGAGCCGTCGCCGGAGCCGCTTTCGCAGCCGGGGCGAACTTCTGCGCCGGGGCGAACTTGCTCTGCGGGGAAGGCCCCATCATGACTGGCGCGTCTCCGTCGATGGGCTTGAACCCCTTCACGTCGTTCTGATCGCCGTACTGTCCTGTCGTATCCTTGCGGATGCCCACCTTGATCTGCACCGCGTGACCGACGAGCTGGTCGGTGTCGCGCAACCTGTCGGTAATTCCGATGCACTTGCACAGCGAGCCCAGCTGCGCCTTTCCGATCTCCTCGGCTCTCGGGCTGGCGTTCCTGATATTGAGGTTGCCGAAAACACAGCGCCCCTGATGCGTCGGTCCTGCGATGTCATAACGCACCTTGATGTATTTTCCGGTAGCATCCTTCGTATCCTTCAGTTCCGCCGCCACGGTTGTCGCCTCGTACCACCCCGCCGGTATCGGGTCGGGAGACGACTCTTCGGGAAGTTCCTCTATAATGATTTCTTCGTCAAGTATGGCCATGTTCTACTCCTCCTCAAGTGTGATTTTGACGGACGCCTTGCCCGGCGTCACCGTAATCGCCCGCTCCAATTTCGCCGTCACTTCGGCGGGAGCGCCCTTCCACCGTTTCGCATCCACCTCCGGCTTCCACCGGAACAGTTCCGACAGATACTCCTCCAGCCCGAACTCACGCGCCGTCGCCTGGAGCACGTCGCTGTCCACCTTACGAGTGAACCGCCGGGAGATCACAACCTTGAACTCCCCCTCGCGCTCCGTCTCCGAACCCTCCCACTGCTCCGGCAAATGAGAAGTCAACATCTCCTCGATCGCTCGGCGCTGCGTCACGGCTTGTTCCTCCTGTTGCTTGAACTCCCACCAGAGCTTGATCAGATCGCGGCGACTCTCCGACGGAGACACGCATTTGATCAAACTCCCGTTACGAACGATGAACTTCGCCTCGCTATCCTCCTTCGTCGCGCCGCGCACGGGGGCTTCAGAAAGGTTGAGCATTCGCAGCGCCTCCGATCTTCGCAATCACGCCCCCGAGATCGGGAGCTTCCCACTGATCCAGCGCGCCGGAGCGATCCTTCGCCGTCCAGATGCCGTCGGGGATGCACATCAACATCCGTTGCGGAACGCCCTCGTTGTCCTTCTCCACCCGCAACGCCAACACCTCGTCGAAGAAGTAGGGGAGCTGCTGGCCTACCTTGTTCCCAGGCATGGAAGGAGCGTACAAAATCCGCCCCATCTCGTCCTGGGCTTTTTCCAGCTTCGCCGAAAAGTACACGTGCTTGCCGGGGAGATCGCGGAAAGCGCGGATCAAGTCCGTCATCTGTTCGCCCATTGCTCCATAAGCGGCGCGTCCGTCTTTCTGTGTTTTCTTCTCAGCCGAAAGCACCACCTCGGCGATTTCACTGATCGAATCCAGCGCCACAGACTGAAACTCTCCCGCCTCTTTCGAGCCGACGAGCCACTTGTACGCCTCGTCCAAATCCTTCATGCACCCGATTTCAATGTACGGAATATCCGTCCCGGCGATGGAGAGCAGTCCGCCCTCCGCCGAGAGAATCACCGGATTCGGCAGCGATGGGATCAAACACGTCTTCCCCGCTCCCGCCTGCCCGTACACCAAAACCTTCACCCCGTCCGCCGCTATGGTGCTTGTTCGTTTCAGATTGATTGCCATGCGATTGCCTCCCCATGCTCCACCATATCTACTATCTGCCGTGCGAGGGCTTGAATGTCCTTGTACCTGTCCCGCCGTAGGCATTTTTCATCTCCCGGATACAACTCCCGCGAGCATACCCACTCCTCCGGCCCGGTGATGTCCGCGATAAAGTGATCCGCGTCCGGGCAATTCGTACACCAGTGCCCTATTTGCTCGTCCACGCATTGCAGGATATTTGTCTCAAGGTCCAACGCAATTCCCTCCTCGTGGTATAATCAGAGGCAAGGAAAAAATCTCCTTGCCTCTCCTCCTCTGGAAGCCCGGTTGCCGCCGGGCTTTTTCTATTCGTCATCGTCTCCCGGCAGCACGCTGTCCAAAAAATCCTTAAGATCGTCTTCATGGATTGAAAATGTCATATTTCGCATATTCCCGGATTCCTCCCTTATCTCATCCCTGAGACTTCTGATGTCCTGCCGTATCCTCCAAATAGTTTCATGGGATATCCCTTTAATTCTAGAAAGAATCTTGTCTTCCTCGTCCATTACACACAAATATGCGTTTTTGTCTTCTCTCACATAGCAGTTAAGAAGGTTGTCAATCTTTTCAAGTTCCCTTACAGATTGGTTCAAGTCCCAAGTTTTACTTTGACAATTAAGAACTGCCTGAATGATCCCCTCGGGGACTTGTGAAAGTTTTATTTCCATCACGCCAGCCTCCTTAAAACTTCCACCGTCATTGCCAGTTGGGCAGCCCGAGCGGCATCCCGAGCGGCAGCCCGAGCGGCATCCCGAGCGGCATCCCGAGCGGCATCCCGAGCGGCAGCCCGAGCGGCAGCCAGAGCGGCATCCAGAGCGGCAGCCAGAGCGGCAGCCAGAGCGGCATCCAGAGCGGCATCCCGAGCGGCATCCCAAGCGGCATCCAGTTGGGCATCCCGAGCGGCATCCCAAGCGGCAGCCAATTCTTCGTATGTTGCTTTCCCATCCACCCAGATCCGTTTCACTCGGATGACCTCTGCGCAGCGAGGATCGTCCGTCAAGTGCAAGACTTTTTCTGCGAAGTCGCACGCCAAAAG